GGAGTTGGCGTTATATGGTCAAGAGGTTACAAATATGATCCATTGTTTATCGAAGGCTTTAAACCTATTACTGATGAACTATATGAAAAAGCTACTTTATTAGAAGAGCAAAGAGTAGAAGCAGTAAAAGAAAAACCTAAAATGCCTAGTATACAAGAAAGAACTAGAGCAAAGGTATTAGAAACCATTTATATGGAATTTGATGTTAACGTAGTTGATGAATGGATGGAAGGTAATTATAAAGTTGACTTCGAAGCATTCTCTCTATTTAAAAACTTTGGATTAAAAGGTAATGCTATTTCTATATTCCAAGACATGATCGATGTAGAATATCTAGGACTAAAAGAAGCATACGATAAAACATGTCCTGATTGTGTAGAAGCTTATTCACACATTACGAAAGGCAATAAAAAGAAAATGCTCAACGTATACGACAATATTTATTCTGACCTTGATAAACTTAAAGATAGCTTTAAAGCGACGCGTAAGGCGCGTGTACGTGTCCCTAGGAGCAACGAACAACAGGTATCTAAGTTAAACTATATGAAAGAAGACTTAGCAGCTAAGTTAACATCTATTAATCCTATCCTTATTCCAACCGCATCTAAGCTATATGTTTATAATGTTAAACAAGGTAAGCTTGCAGAATACACTGCATTAGATGCTAAGGGTTTCGAGATCGCTGGATCTACTATTAAGAACTATGATACTAAACTAAGTAAAATAACTAAGTTAAGAAAGCCAGAGGAAATACTACCGCTTATTCTAAACAAAACAGAAAAGCAAATACTAAAAGTATGGAAAGGATTAACAACAAAGATTTATGAACCAACAGGCCGAATCAACAAGGACTGTATTTTAATGAGAGTAATATAATGGATATATTAAATGAAAAGATTATGACTAAGAAAAGATTTAGTACAGCAGTAGAAGAGCTAGTTGCTAAAAACAAAATGTCATATATGGATGCTATGAACTACGTGATAGAAAAAAGAGGTATGGATTATGGAAACATAAAGAAACTACTATCTGATTCTTTAAAAGAAAAAGTTACAGCAGAAGCCCAGGGGTTAAACCTAATCAGAGATAAGAAAGGTAATACATTACCAGTATGATGCAACCCTTTGATGCATATAGTATGTACAATGCACTTAAGCTGCATTTCGAACAAGACAGCTATGATGCAGTTAAATACAATTTTAAATCTAACGTAAGTCCTAAATCGTTCTTTGCTAGGAAAGATAAATACTTCTTTGCCAAACTAGCTAAGACTTATGACGATAAACTCTTACAGTATTATATAGCTAACTTTAAGAATGGGATTAGTTACGTTGGGGATATGCTAAACGAAGGTGGTGAAACTAACTTTAAGCAGCATATGAAAGTTCGCGAGTCAATACATCGTGAGTTTCAAAAAGATATAAATAGTTTAATAGATATGGATATACAGTTTGATGATTTGTTTATGACAAAGCAAACACATCCATTGATAGTAAAATTATTGATGAGAGAAGAGATTAGTTTAGAGACTGTTGTTATTCTGGATTCAATATTAGGGTTTATGAAACGTGAAGGATCTAAGATAACTGAGACAATTATTTGGCCAGATATCTCTAGAAAGATTATGAAGTATAAACCTTTTGTAGACTTTAATAAAGATAAATGCGTAAGTATTATCAAAAAAGGGTTTACAAAACCATAGGAGTGTGGTATAATATACTCATTATATTATGAACAAAGTGGATAATTCAACAATACAGTGTACATGGAGAAAATAAAATGTCATTCGAAAACTTAAAGAGCGCACGAGGCTCATCAATCGATAAACTCGTAAAAGCAGCAGAAGCTGTATCCACCCCAAAAGCGGACAACTCATCTTATGGTGATGATCGTCTTTGGAAACCTACAAGAGATAAAGCAGGAAACGGTTACGCGGTAATCAGATTCTTACCTGCCAAAGAAGGTGAAGATCTTCCTTGGGTAAGATACTGGGACCACGGATTTAAAGGTCCTAATGGTCTATGGTACATAGAGAAATCATTAACCTCTATTAATCAACCAGACCCTGTCTCAGAACAAAATACTGTTCTTTGGAATACTGGTAGAGATGAGGATAAAGCTATTGCACGTGAAAGGAAAAGACGTTTACATTATGTTTCAAACATTCTAGTAATCAGTGATCCTGAACACCCAGAAAATAATGGAAAGGTATTCCTTTACCAATTCGGTAAAAGAATCTTCGACAAAGTTATGGAAGCTATGCAACCACAATTCGCCGATGAGCAACCTTGTAATCCATACGACTTCTGGGAAGGCGCTGACTTTAAAATTAAAATCAGAAAAGTAGATGGATGGGTTAACTATGATAAATCAGAGTTCTCAAGTCCTTCAGCATTATTTGATAGTAATGAAGCAGAGCTAGAAAGTGTATATGGGAAACTACATTCATTAAGTGAATTCACTGATCCTAAATCATATAAATCATATGACGAACTTAAAGCCAAACTTAATAAAGTATTAGGTGTTGATGCTGGAATTACTGCCGATATGGCAACTATGACTAGCGCTCCTGTTCCAACAATGGAACAAACACCTTCAATGATAGAAGAATCTCCAGCAATGGAAACCTCTTCTAGCGATGAAGATGATACGTTAAGTTACTTTAATAAATTAGCTAACGAGAGTTAACTAATAGATCTTACGATCGGAAGGGGTGCGAAAGCGCCCCTTTTTTTATCTGCTGGTTACAGATCCAAGAACAGAAGTTGCTCTTGTAATTGGACTTTGTACTACTGTTGATCGAATAGAAGTAGCATTAGTAACATTACCACCTGTTGCGTTAGTAATTACTGCGCTTACAGATTGACCTGCAGATTTCTGTGCTTCATTGGATTGTGATTTTGCTAATATCTCACTGCCATCTACTGTAGTTTTCGGATCTACCTGGCTCGATATATCTGGCATTTCACCCGATAACATTTTTTCCATATCAGCATCTGTTTGTCCTGTATCTGGACCTTTCTCTGCCGCAGCTGCTTCATTCTTAGCTCTTATCTCATCAGCTGCTCTTTTACCTCTTCCGGTATCAAGACCCTTAGAGATAGCATCTAATGCTGACGTGTCGAAATCATCTCCAAATAACCATTTGGCTGCTCTCTTACCTAAGAAGGATATCATTTTTCTTGGGATGTATGTAATCCCATTTACGATCGATGCTAAGAAGTCAACAAAATATAACATTGCAACTTTTAACGTATCCATTATACTTGCGCCAGGTCCTAATGAATCTTGTAGCTTTTTAAACCCGAAGTATAAACCACCTATCAATGCCATGATAGCTAATATAGGTAGTAGTATTGGAGCCATCGCAACCACTATTGGTGTTATCGCTGTCATCATACTCATAAATGCAGCATATAGAGTTGGGATAAATGTTCCCATCATAAAGACTCTAAATACCCTAGCTACTTTTAGTGCAGTACCAATAACTTTAATTAACTTACCACCAAACAATAATGCTAATGATCCAACTAATAGACCAAAGGTTCCCATGTTTTCTGAAAATAGTGATCCAGCTTCTTCAAAGTCACCACGTAAAAGAGCAGAGATCGTATTAAATACAATAGAAGCTTTCTCTATTATATCAACCATGATTGCTTGGAATTTTTCTGGATCTAAGAACATTAAAGCTAAACCAGTTAGTCCAGCTAGAAGTCCTGCTCCTTTAGCTCCTGCGGAAACCGTTTCATCGAACTTATCACCCATCTCTTCGAGACCGCTAGCTATTTGGAATAATCTAGAGTTAGCTTCTTCGTTAAGCTTTTGTGCCTCTCTTCTGCTTTCTTCTGATTCTGCACCTTTTGCTATTTCAGCAAGTTGAGCATTAGCAAGTTCTATACCTCTATCATCACCATCTTCTATTGCTGATTTTAGATCTTCGTTTGCTTTATTATATGAATCTTGTAATTCTTTAACTTCACCCTTTAGGTTTCTTCCGAAAGCTCCGCCAAGTTTTGTTAATGATCTTTGTAGATCTTTATTTAAAGTATCATCATCTAAAACTTTTTTACTTTCTTCAAGCTTTTTGATAATACCTTTTACGCCTTCAAGATTATTTTTACTCTCTTGATCGTTCCAAGTTGTTTGTAATTTTAAAAGATCACTAGATTGTGATTCGATAGCGGTTAGTTCTTTTAATCTACTATCTAACTCTTTGCCGGTGTTATTTTTAGATAGAAGTTTAACAGAAGCATTCAAAGCCTTCTGCATTTTTTCTGCAGATTTATATTCTCCTGTTGCTCTTAACTCATCTATTTTTAGCTGAGCATCTTGCATTTTAACAAGAGAATCTGCTTTGACCTGTGCTCGTTTAGATGCTCCGTCTGTGGCATTGATTAACTTATTAAGATGTTTATTCGTAGATACAACTTCTTTCTTAGTATCTTTCTCTACTTTTTTATCTTCCTTCTTTGACTTTGCCGGCTCTTTTCTTTCTGCTATCGGCTTTTGCTTTGAAGTTGTAGGTTTTTTATCGTCTGCCATTAGTTAGTCCTAATCTGGGTTACTGTCACCGTGTTCTTTTGCTGCACTTGATGTATATAAACCGAACCAAGCTGCGCCTGCACCTACTAAGATACTGATTAAGCCCGATTGCTCAAGTGATGGTTCTGGTAATTCCATAAACCAGAATGTAGCATAATATAATAAGTACATGTAAATAGATAAGAATAGTCTCGGTATAACTCTCCATGCATCTAGTGTTTTAGCTGCAAAGACCCATTTTTGCCACGGGTTCTTCCTATCATTTGTTGTTAATTCAAAAATTTCTTGTTTTAATTCACCAATCTCGGTAACCATAGCCATAAACTTTTTAAGGTCTATTTCTACTTCATTACGATCCATGTCACCGTGAAACTGTCCTGTTGGTTGATTCATTTTATTTCCTCATTTTAGCTTGCTGTTGTTGCAACCTTTCGTTCTCCTTTTGGATATGATCCTGCAGGAGAGCAATGTAAATTTCCCTCTCCCATGGCATCATATTTTCCAATTCGGTTAACGAATAACCGTGATGCTGCATCATTGCAAAGTTAGTCTTGTAATGGTTTACAAGGCTATCATGCGAGAGGCCTAAGTAAAAAAACTTTGAAGACCTTTTAGTTCTACTTTGTTTTCTTTACTACACTTAATACATTTATACTCTATATCATGAGTTAATGTTGGAACTGTTTCAAAGAAAGCAGATATCAATTTGAATTGTGGTGCGGTTAAGTTATTCACAAATGCCTCAACAGATTCTCTTGGTTCGTCTTTCGTATCATATACTCCATCATCATCAAATATTGTATCAATACAATCAATAACTAAATCAAACGCACCTTCTGCTTTCGCTAGGTGGGATTCATCATATTTTTCTATATCCATTATTCCAGGATATCTAAGCGTTACGCCTATATCCTTATCTATAATAACGGTGTTAGATTCTGGAAGATCTGTTAGATTTATTTCTTCTAAATTAACTCGGACTGGTGTAACGGAATTACACGTTTCATCTAAGCATTTAAGTTCTAAATCTACGATCTCGCCAACAGACTTTGAACGTAAGGCTAAAAACATTTTTTCGAAATCAAAAAGTGTAAAATGATTCATGTCTAGTTTCTCATATACACAATCTTCGATTATATCTTTTAAAGTTCTAATAATCATTTTTTGATCTTTCGATTCTAAAGCAATCATTAAAAGTTTTTCTTCCTTTACATTATAAGGTCTGTATTCTATTTGTTCTCCTGTACTCGGCAAAATTGTCGTGTACCTAGAACTATTCACTACTGGCAAAGCCATAATTTATTCTCCTAAGTAATAGTATTAATTGCGCTTCTTATTGCTGAACCTGTAGAACTCAAAGGTCCTTCAGGCACGAATCTATCGTAAGCAAAAGTTACGCTCATTTCAGTTACTGCATCTGTTTGGGCATTATCTAAAGTAATGCCTTCATAACTTACGGGATAAGCCTTTAAAAGCTTAACTCCATAGACCGGAATGTTCTTCTGGTTCAGTTGCTGTATTATCACGTCAACAGAATAATCATTTTTAAATCCTGTGACATATGATTCGGTATTAAATATGCCTGACTGCCATTGTTCAAGCATATTTCTCATATAATAATCATTTGTTAAATGGAATGTCATAGTAACATCCTCATCAATAAATGTATATGGGTATTTGTTTTGTTGTTTGTCGTGATCGTGCTCAAATGTAGATAATGTTCTACCTGGCATATTAACTGATTTACATAAGATAGATATATCTCTTGGATCGTTAAGTAAATTACCAGCGCTAAAATTTCCTGATAATAGCGAGCTTACGATTTGTTGTGGATTAATGTTTAATAAAGAAACTGCAGGAGGTGCAAAAATAACATTGAATCTATTAGCTGGGGCTAATCCACCTTTCTTCGCTATTGTTGATTTTAAATTTTCAATATTCATTATTACCCTCTAATGATTTTATTAGAATCAGCCCAAACTGCTGATTTACCTTTCTTCTTAAATTGTTCTGTTGGTAAGAATATAGCTATTTCCCATTCTGCCATAGGTACACGAACTATCTTTGAAGCTACGTGACCTGTTAGATAATGTTTAAAGCAAGGTTTAAATTCTTTAAACTTTTTACTTGATTGCAATAAATTATATCTAGCTTTTATTCTACTTTTATCTGTTATCTTTTTTGGCGCTGTTTTCATTAGCTCATCTAAAAACTTAGCTCTTACTCTCGGATTTAAATAATGTAAATTTAATCCGTAGAATCCACCAGGTGCAGGTTCAACCATTAGCACTAATGGAAATCTATCATAGTAAGGCAATTCTTCTTTATATTTAGGATCGTAAAAATACATGTACATATTTCCAAATACCGTTTTTGTTACTGGATCTAATGCGTCATCTTTTAATAAAGATGTACGATTTACCTGACCTAATTTTTTTATATTAGCCTGAAACCATTTCTTGCTTTCTTCTGTTCTAGCAGTTATGCCAGCTCGGAATGCGCCTAATTCTAATGTATCAAATAAACTTGCCATAGTACTATTTATGCTTTCCTGTTAGTAGTTTGATCCCTAAATTCTTTAAAGTATCTTCTGTCCACACCTGGAACTTCCACCCTTTATGTTCAGCAAACTGTGATGCAGCATTCCATTTATCTGTATTTTTAATAAATGTGGTTACTTCTCTTAAATGTTTCTTGGTTTTTCTTCCACCTTTTGGTGGAACCGTTTCTTTCTTCGGTTTAATTTCAACCAAATATACATCACCATTGGTCATTTCTATTAATAAGTCAACAAAATAACGGTGTATTCTTCCGTCCACTTGCCATTTATATGGTACAACTACTTCTTCACTGTTCCAAAAACGTATGTTTGGATTAGCTTCGCACCATTTAAACGCTTGTCTTTCCCATAAAGATCTATATTGTACTTTACTTGCATCGCCTGCATACTTTGATTTGTTTTTTATTGTGTATTTGCCTTTGTAACTCATATAAATAAACCTATAATAATTAATTTTATACAGGTATTTATATGGCTTCAATATTAACTTTCCCAAGAACTCTTCGCAGTGCAGCGGATGATAAAATGCCACATATTGGATTTTCTCTTACTGGTAAAAATAAACCAGATGCTACAGAAATAGATAGAGTACATTTATTCATTCCATCTGGATTTTCAGTAAAAGACGGTGCGTCATTTCAAGGTTTAGAGCTTGGTACTATTAATGCTATGAAACAAGTTGTTGATACCGT